TTCCATCAAAGTAAAAAATTCGTCCATATCGGTTTGCCAAGACGGTGTAGCAATCTTAACATCTTTTTTAGATACTAATAATACTTCATCCTTACGAGCATCAAATACTAGTCTATCAGAGCCTATTATTACTTGGCCATTTTTATACTCATTTAATTTTTTTACTTGTTTACCAACTCTCTTCTGCGAAAAAGAAAGTGTATCAAAATATTGTGTAGATGTAAGATAAATAAATGATGGATCTTTTTTAGGATCTTCTATAACATAATACTTATCTAAACTGCCTCCAGCCGTCGAATCTTTAACACCACATGTTAAAGCTACAATTGGGTCGCCATCTTTAGATCCTTTCCAAAACGGTTTATTTAGATAATTAGAAAATGTAGCGGCGTTAATCGTTGATGAAAATCTTAAAATGCTTCCAAATCTATCTAGATAATTTATATCTCCTTGAAACGGTTGTATCGATACTATATCCTTTTCTATAAAACTTAATTGTTCTGGTCTTTCTCCTATATCCTTTTTTATAATAGGGTCATTTCCAACTGACTGCCCCTCTATTGTTTGATTTTGTAAAAATGGTAGAATTGAATTATTACTACTTCCATGAGAATTGATTACATAAGTATAATACCATTGATTTTGACCACGTTTTTTTGCGGTACCTGCTGGCAAATGTACACATACTACTTGTTCTCCATATAAAGGTGTTTGTATTCTACTAGGATCGGCTGGGAATGCATATTCTTCTGAACCGAAGAATCTTACACGAATAGTGCCTGGCGGCAAATCAGTGTCATTAGTAACAGATTTAGTCTTCTTGTACTGGGTCGGTAGATAAGTCTCTATTACTTGACCTACTGCCGTCTTTAGATTCTGTGTCGAATTCATCAGTCGCCTCTGTTTCTGGTTGTGGTTTTAGTTTTTTAATTTCTGCTTCAGCTTCTTCCAATAAACGTGCACGTTCTTCATCAGTCAATCCATACTCATTTCCATCATCATCTTTCATTGAGGCAGAAACAATTCTTTGAACAACTGCTGCTAACTTAACTAACGCATCATCGTTTTTAACAGAAACTTCTAAATAATCTTTAATCATAGGAACTATTACAGTAGCGTCGCCTGTATTTTTTATCATAGGTTCTAAGCTTTTAATTAATGAATCAATTTGCCTAGACTTCTTTTTTGAATTATGATATATATCACGCATCAAATCGGAAAACTTAGTTCCCTCAAATAGTTCGAATTCTGTACTCATATATAGTTCCTTTATTATAAATATAAAGAACTACTAATTTAGATTAGGATATCTTGTTTGCATTAATGATATGACCGGACTTTGAATAAACTGTATACATTTTGGTATAATCTCTTTTCATAACATTAATGACTTTAGTTATATTCTGAGTTTTTAGTCCTGTTCTTTCTCTTATAAGAATATAAAGAGCTTTTTTGTTGAAGTTTTCAATATTGTCACGCATTCTAAATAACTCTAATATTGTATCTGCTACAATGATATCTCGTTTATTTGAAAATATATAATTGAGATTTTCATCATACCATTCACACCATTGGTTGGTAAAATCTCTCAAAGATTCTTGGTGTTCGTTTAACGTCATTTCACCCTGTATATTTCTATTTTCATCAACAGCTGCTAAATCAGATCTTTGTTTAAGTTTAGCATAATTAGCATTATTCTGTATAATAAGATAATTTTTAGCTACAATAGAAAAATATGAAAATGCTTTTCCTTTACCTTCTTTAAATTTACCTATCTTTTCTGTTAAAAAAGCAACTACCTCAGCTTTAATGTCTTCGTATGGCACGTCAAAATAACTAAATCGAAATGTATGATAAATATTTTCAACTAATTTATTAAATGGGTAGTTAATGAACTCTCGAAATACTTTATTTCTTTTAGCAAAAGATGGTTCGCTGTTATATGCAATAATTGCTTGATCTGTTATATAAGTAAAATATTGCTTTTTACTAGGTTTACGTCCACGTCTTTTTTTAGGACCATTTTCTTCAAGGTCTTTCATTTCGGCCTCATGCCATATGTAAAATTTATCTACTGCTGATAGTTCCTTTTCTTCCATTAAAATCCTCTGTTCAATTCGTCATAAATATCACGTAATTCTTTAAATGCAAAACCCGTTTCATCATCGGCTTCAAACGAACCTAACCTATCAATTTGTTTTAGTTGTGAATTAGATTGTCCTACTCTAGTCTTAAGACTCTGAAAGAATGTGTAATATTCGGTATTAGAATTTTCTAATTCCTCTATATATTCTGTTTGAGCTTCTTGTTTACGTAATTGGTTTATATTAACAAATAATGAAATTGCTAATACAACTGATAATATAATAATTGTTGTCATCATTTTTATTCTCCGAATAAATCTTTAAACATTTCTTTTGCATTAACATTATCTGTTGCATTTGATAATGCTTTTTTTGCATATTGTTTTTTAATAGGCGCCGATTGTGCTGGCTTACCTTTATACCACATTTCAAATTCTATTCTAGCTGCCATTGCATCTGCCTGATGCATAACATATCCTAAATTAGTTTTTAATTTTGAATCTGCTGTTCTTGACATAAAATACGGTTTGTTGCTTTCATCATATAACCCATCCGTTAATTTTATACCTAGCATTTCATTCCAAGTGATACTAATATTATAATGTTGCAATAACCAAATAGATAGGTCATTTACTAATGTAAAAGGATTGTTAGGATTAATCTTATACATCTTTCCTTGATTCTTTCTATGCCACTCAGAATCATTAGGAATGTATACTTCATTCCCCTCTCCCGGAAATCCCATTTTACCTATATCATGATTCAATGCAACAAATAACAATTCCTCTTTTGTATAACCTGACATATCTGCTCCCATTTCAGTCCATAATGAATGAACCTTTTGAGCACATTTAATAACTCTTAAAACATGATCTACATACCCACCTTCAAATGCGTTATGATAATGATCAAAACTAGAAGCAGGTTGTACAGACATTCTATCTTCTAAATCTGTATACATTGCTTTTAGTTTATCTTTTCTTTCGCCTGTGAAACTATTATCTATAATGTTCATCAGGTCTTCCCAATTTTGTACTATTTGTTCTGCTGTTAATTTCATAATTTATATAATTTGATCTATTACACCTATTTCTAATAATTCATCTGCAGTAAGAAACATATCATTTCTCATCTTTTCTTTCCACCATGATGCATCTTTTTTAGTTTTTTCTGCTAACATGTTATATATAAGAACTTCTAAACTTTTAATATTATCTAAGTAAGCTGTTATATCACTCATCTTGCCTCCCATGAAACTAGATGATTGATGAAACATTACAGTTGATCGTTTACTCATCATCCTTGTACCAGTACCACATGTTAATATAACTGCTGCAGCACTCATAGCTCTACCTCTGCAAATTGTATTTACTTTTACATCTAATGATTCGATATAATCAATAATACCAAACATTTCATATACATCTCCGCCTGGACTATTGATCATTAAATTAACAGGAGCTGATTTATCTTTTCTATGTTGTAATAAGCTCCTCATTCGAATAATGAAATCTGTTAATGTATTATCATTGATTTCATCGTTAATAAAGATAACCGAATCTTCATAATCCAATAGTGTTCCTAATTGATTATGTAATGCTTCATATAACTTACCTTGCGGCTCTTCTACTACTAATGGTTCTTTTGGATCTTGTTCTTCGTATATACTCATTTCTTTTCTTTATTTATACTTAATATAATAAAAAAAATTCGTACGTCCAAAGATTATCGAATCTTTTTCAACTGACGTTCTAACTTCTTAAGTTGTGATGTGCCTGATCTAATATCCTTCTTCCATTTTGCCTTCTTTAATTCGCCTCTAACCAATGCCATTTGTTCAATTATCTTATCTTTCAATTCACTTTTTTCAAGCTTAGATAATTTCTTTTTAGGCATATGGTCGATTTTAGTCGGTTCTAATGTTCCTTTAAGATGTGATTGTTCTTTACCTTTATGAAATACATTGCCTTGCGGATCAACAAACTCTTTCATAAACTGCCATCCTCTCGGACGTCCTTTAGATACATATCCGCCTTTTATTTCGGGAGGACCTACTGTCTGAGAAACACATTTATAACACAATACAGCTTTAGTATCTGGATTAACTTCAGACCATTCATTACATCTAGGCTTATCTCCTAAGAATTGCCATGCCCAATAATTTTGATCCGGAATACTATTTCTACATATCATATGTAGTCTGCCATTTATTTTCTTTGTTCTAAATGTATGTGTAACTTTTTTCTTTGCCATATTAATTTATTTGATTACCAATAACTTTTTTTACCTGAGTTAGGAGCAGGCTTCTCCTTGTAAATATCTTCTTTCTTTTTTTCTCGTAATTTGTTTTGATTTTCTTCAATACGATCCTTAAGATTATTAAATGATTTTTCCTCGGTACTAACAGTTGCTAATATCTGTTCATTCTTTTTTATCATTTCTTCTTGATCATAATGTAACCCATCATTACCATTTTGTCCTATTACATTTATTCTTTTCTCATCTTCATCTGTATACATTTCTTTTGTAACAGGCTCTTTTGGTTTGATTTGTGCAAATGCCATATTTGCTGCTACAACTAATGCAATTGCTAGTGGATCAAATACAAATATAATAAGTAGTAAAAACCAATTAACAACTTGATTCATTTCATATCCCGTTGTTTCTGCTAAATACTTTAAAGGACCTAATTCACGTTGGTCCTCATTATCAACTTGTTTATCTAAAATAGATATATCTGTTTTTGTAATAGAATCTTCGATTGCTGCTAATTTATCATTAATTACATTCCTATCATTTAATGTCCTGGCTAATTCATTTTGTAATGCTCGTCTAGATGAACTCGATGTAGTAGTAATTAATTGACCTGTTTCCTTATCAATATATTGGACTTGGCCAGGATTAGAAAGAGACTCTCTCAATTCGGAAATAGATTTAGTGAGACCTTCTTTTTCATATTTAAGATCTGATTTCGTTTCTTCAAATCTACTCTGCTTCTGTTCAAGTATTAATAATGATTTATCTAATAGTTCAGATTGAGTTGCAGTCGATTGATATGCTCCGGATAAGAATCCATATATACCCCCTGATGTTATAATCATAAGTATAATAGTAGCAATTGATAGATACATTCTTAACCCTTTATTAATAGTATCCCAGTACTGATATAATAAAGATGCTACAACTAACTTAGCAAATTCTAAAGAACCTGCCATTATAATTACTTGCAAGCTTGCTCCTGCAAATAATTTACTCAATCCAAATACTGAATAGAATGCTGCTGATCCAGATACTGCTAATGCAGCAAGTGCAATCACTAATGGAAACAGTCTTTTTTTCATAATTTAACTTCCCGATACTCTATCAGTAATCGTAGCTAATTTTTGACGCATTTGATGGAATCTTGCTCTTGCATCTACCGGATCGATAGGCAAATTTCTTTCAACAGATTGATTCATGATAAATATCATATTATCGATCTCATCTAATAGTCTTAATACTGTGTCTTTATCTTTCATAGTAAAACTTCTTTTTTGTTATTATTTTTATATGCATAAATATTGCGATATTCTAAAAGTGCCAACTCTTTTGCTTTGGCTTCTATTACAATATCTAATTCTAGACCATATGTATTGATTTCATCTATAATATAATCTGAATGTGCTTGAGGACGAATTGTTATGTCCTTTTTTTCTCTTGCTCTACTTTCGGAATAATGAGTACATTGAATAACATCATCAGGCCAAGTAGTTGCGGCCAATTTTAATGCTTGTTCTTCAGTCATCTCATCTGGATGAAAAGAATGATGATGATAATCAAATGTAATAGGTATTCCAATTTCTTTATGAAAGTAATTGTATAGTTTACGTACTGACCATAGACTTGCTTTGTCATCATTTTCTAAGACCAATCGCTTCTTACAATTATCAGACAATCGATGCCAACCTGCAATCCATCTCTTAGCAGTCTCTTCAAATTGGCCTCCATATGCTCCGCCGACATGAATATTAATTTTATTTTCAAATGATGGCTCAAATCCCATAAGGTCAAATGTTTCAGAATGTCTTTCTAAACCTGTAATAGTACGTTCAACAACTTCTGGATTCGGAGAACCTAATACATTGAATGGTCCAGGATGAGTTGTAATTCTCATACCATGTTTACGAGCATAATTACCACATTCCATCAATTTAGCTGCTATCTCATTGAACTGAGGTAGTTGATGTAATTCATAATGATCGTGCCATGGAAACAATTCTGACCCTAGACGGAACAATGTAATCTTATGGTCAACATTCCATTCTAGATAATGTAACAAATCATTTGCATTCAATAATGCTCTTTCTCCAACTAGATGTAGATCCCAATCCTTAGGATTGTCAGATCCATTTTGCCAAGTTGCTTTTCTACATGTACGAGATGTTGTTACTCTACCTCCGGCTTTTTTAGGTCGGCCTGTCAATGTCATGTTTACACATGCATAACCTAATCTTACTTTACTTTTCATATTTTAATATATTAATTATTTATCGTAATTCCTAGAAATACTATAGTTAAGTATACTATAACAAATACTAGAAATATTTTAACACTGTCTTTCATTTTCATATACATGTTTAACGGTTGGAAATCTTAAACTCAATCCACCTTCTTGATTTTTAGTTTCTTCAAAATATTGTACGGTGATCGTTTTACCGACAATTAACTTTGGATTGGCATGATACTTAATTCGTTGTTCTTGATTCCATCCAGACCCTACTGCTACTTCATGACCTTTATGGTTAATATAAGCTTGAGCCATCATTGGTATAACAACTTCTTTACCTTCTCTGATAACTCTATGGTCTTCAAAATCTATACGTTCAACTTTATATTCTGCATCAAAGAATTTTTTAACCTTCAATAAGTTTTGAGATCTCTTTCCTTCATAACCAACATCTTTGCGTAACATGACTCCTTCATGTCCATCTTTTTCTGCATCTGCTTTAAGTTTTGCAAAATGACCATCTCCAGAAACTACATGTTGATCTAAAACACTCAAACAAGAATTATTTTCTAAATGCAAAATATGTTTTGCAAAACGAGCAATTCTCAAAGTTAATTTTGTTTCACTTTCTTTAGCATCAAATTCTTTCAATGTCAAATAATCAAACATTACATATTTAGGATTAGTAATTGTATGATTCTTTCTTTTGATTTGTTTCATGATACCTTGAAAATCTTCATTACCATCTTCATCCATCAAACAAATTTCTCCATCAAATACAACTCCTACAACTCCTAATTTTTTAACTGCATCTCTAACAACATCTAATGTTTCAAATTCATTACCTTGTCTAGAATAACATTTAACATTACCCTGATAATCAACTTTAGTTAAACATCTTACGCCATCTAACTTTCTAGATGCCAACCATGTATCATTCCAATCAACTCGTTTAGGATCAAACTTGTTTGCTAATGCAACATCGAAAGTTGGGATCAAGTTTGGAATGACTTTATTGATAACTGATTCTGAAGCTCTAATTTCTAAATTTCTATCTATTATAGAAAAGATTAAATCTTCAAATTGTTTATTTTGACTGATATAACCATTTACCATTGCAATTGCGTCATGTCCGGTATATGTTCTATTATTCAAATCATCTAACAAATCAAATATACATGGTTCATCATAAATTGAATTCATACACAAATCGGCATTCTTTCTACAGTTTTTACTGGTCAAATAATACTTCTTAAAGGGGTCTAAGGCATAATTTAAAGCCTTTTTAATGAACTTATCGTTCTGAATAGACCCAATAATAACCTTTTTCTCATTAAGAGAACTAGTATTTTTCATTTGATCTACAAAATTCTGGAGTTTTTCTAGGTTTTTATCCATATCTTCTTTTTTATTTATATATAAAGATAAGAAAAATAATTCAAATAGGCAAATCTTTTACCAGAAAAGTTGAATTAATCTTTACTTAATCTATACTTAATATGTTTGAATATGTGATAATCTATTTATATATGAATATGAAAAAGAAAAGAGACATATCTAGTATCCTTTATATTACTATAATGATCATAGTATTTGCATTAGCAATCTAAGATTTGTA